GGTGCGCTTATGGTCCGTCCCGGCGTCCATCACCAGCGGCTTTCCCACCTTCGGCTTCGGCCCGTAGTCCTCCGTGCGGATGTACAGGATGGTGTGCGCCTTGTACAGTCCGGTATCGAAGTTCTGCTTGGCTCCCGCCTCCCAGTGTGAATTATGCTCCCGCGTGCCGCCTTCCACGATCACCACAAGAACGTCCTTGCCGTCGATGATGTGCCGGTCGGCGTGCTCGTTGCCGTTGAAGAACACGGTGTCGATGTCCGCCGCCGCGCAGTCCTTGAACGTAGGCGGAGGGGGCAGCCCCTCCGCCTCATTCCCATAGTCCTGTTTCAGCTCGAACAGTGCCATCTCAGCACACTTCGGCCACCAGCCAGCTATCCACCTTGTCGGGGATAGGCAGCGGATGGGCCTGCAGCTCCACCATGCGGCGGTCGGGGTGGTGCTCCACGTAGCTGCGGAGCAGGCGGCTGGTCTCCGCCGTCACCCACTGCTGCGTGCCGTCCTCAATGTAGGTGCACGCACCGTAGGCCAGCATGAAGTTCGACTGGCCGGAGATCAGAATGACCACGTTCTCCGGGACCAGAGGCTTCACAGCCGGGGTCTCAGGGTCGGTCCAGTCGTCCAGATACACCTCGCCGTAGGTATACAGGTCGATGTTCGGGCTGGTCAGATGGCCGTAATACTTCACGCCGTTAGGCAGGTCGCGGGGGTCGTAGCCGCCGATGTTGATGCGGCGGTTGTCAAGGAGCTTCTGCACCTTCTCGTCGTTGACGAAGGCGCGCAGAGCAGCCTTGCCCATGATCACGCGGTCCACGTTGGTGAAGCCGCCGGTCAGCACCTTCTCGGTCCAGTCTTCCATGTCCTCGATGGGCTTGGCAGCAGTCTTGCCCCACTGCTTCGTGCCGTCCAGCTTGATCTTGTTGGTGAAGCCGAAGTCGATCACCTCGTTCACGCCGGGGCCGACGATGGGGATTTGTCCGGTGACGATGGCCTGCACGCACATCCACTCCTCGCGGCGCGTGGTGGCGTCGTTCAGGCGGTTGTACTCGTCCATCAGCTTGCGGGCCGCGCGCTGGGCCGGGGTCATGCCGCTGTACAGGTCCTCGCCGGGCAGGCGGGTCATGTGCTGGTCTGCCGTGGTCACGTCGTAGGGGTTGATCAGGGGCGGCTTGTAGCTCTCGGTGCTAAAGCCGTTGGCCTTGAGTACCTGCCCGCCCACGCGGGGATGTACGAAGGCGGCCATGCGGCGGTCGCCCTTCACCAGGTCAATGTCCACGCGCTCGGTGGAGAAGGTCTTGATGTTGGTGAAAAAGGTGTCGCGGAAATAAGTGTGGATAGGCGGTGCCTGTCTCACGACCTCCGCCAGATAGCGGGGGGTATAGATATTCACTTCGTTAGGCATATCTCTGTTTCCTCCTTACTTCAAGTAGATGCCGAGGTTGCGCAGCGGGACCTCCACATCAGCGGCAGTCATGCCCGCAGGCAGGACCAGCGCATCAGCGAAGAACTCGCCGGAAAGGTAGATGATGGCGTCCTCGCCGCTCTTGGCGGCTTCGGCGGTCACGCCGTACAGGCCGGTCAGCTTCGCAGCCTCAGCCACGGGAGTGACCTTGCCCTCCGCCAGAAGGACGGGGGTATGGGCGCTCAGGTCAGCGCCCGCTTCCTTCACCGCCGTGGCGATGCGGATGTTGGTGCCTGCGATGAAATACTCAGGCTCGCAGGAAAAAGTCTTTCTTGCCAAATCCATGCTCATGCTGTTGCCCTCCCTTACTTCTTCTGCGCGTTCTGGCCCACGCTCTTGATGGCGTCCAGGAACTCGTCCGTCTTACCGGCAGGGGGCGTGTTCTCCACAGTGCCCGCGCCGCTGTTCTTGGCGTCGGTCTTCGCGTTGTTCAGATACTCGTTGCCCTGCTCCTTGGCGCGCTTCATGGCGGCCTTGGCGTAGTCGCTGGCGCTGACGGGCTTGGTGAACTTCGCCTCGGCGGTGATCTCCTCGCTGCCCGGCAGAGCCATCTCCTCGATGTCGCGGATGCGCTCGCGCTCCTCGTTGGTCGCACGATCAGCCGCCGCCTGCTCGATTTGGTCAACCAGCGCAGGATAAGCCTGGCGCAGGTCGTCCGCAGTCTTGATTTCCATGTTCTGTACCTCCTCGTGTTGTACTCCCGGTTTCATGGCTCCGGGTTTATTTACAAAACGTCCGGCGGCGGTGGGTGCTGCCAAACTGTTCTGCATGAAGGTGGGTGCCTTGTCGAAAGGCAGGTGCATATTCACGCTGTTCACGAACAAAACGCCGTCGCGGTTTTCCACCACCGGCGTTTCCACATCCTCCACAAGCTCGTCCACAAAGCCGTTGTCCTTGGCCTCCTGGCCGGTCCACCAGCTCGTCGCGTCCATCCAGCCGGTCACTTCTTCCTTGTCCCGGCCCGTCTTCTTCGCGTACAGGCTGATGATGTTCTCCTTGATGGTGTCCAGCGCGTTCAAATACTGCTGCATGGTCGCGGCGTCGTAGTAGCCCAGCAGGCCCAGCCGGACCGGGTGGACCATGTAGGTGCTGTCGTTGGCCGCCACAACGCGGTCACAGTGGCAGGCCACGATGGTCGCGGAACTGGCGCACAGCCCGTCGATGCGGGCCACCACGTTCGCAGGGTGCTGTTCGAGCAGATTGCCGATGGTCTGCGCGGCAAAAACGTCTCCGCCGCCGCTGTTGATGCGCACCGTGATCTCGCTCACGGCTCCCAGCTTGTCCAGGTCCTCCGCGAACTGCTTGGGCGTTACCTCGTCGCCCCACCACGTACTGTCTGAAATGTCGCCGTACAGCAGCAGCTCCGCTCTGCCTCCGGCCACATTCTGAAACTTCCAAAACGGTTTAGGCATTTCCATTTCCTCCTTCGCTCGCGGCGCTGGACGGGTCCATGATCTCGTCCACCTCCCGCTTTCTCTTGGCCTCCGCCACTCTCTGGCGGATGTTGCGGTTATAATTTCCGCCGGTCATTTGCGCGGTCTCCTCCTGCGCGGTGGAGAAACCGGCCTCCACGCGCTTCGTCGCCGCGCTGATCTCCTGCACAGGGTTCAGGCTCGTTCTGGCCGGGCCGGGCCACGCGCACCCGCTGTAAGCCTTGCGGATGGCCGGGTCCTGGAAGAAGCCCGGAGCCTTGATGCGGTTCCGCGCCACGGCCTCCGCCAGCCACTCCTCATAGATTGGCTGACAAAAACTGTCCACAAAGTCGTCGCGCTGCACATCGCAGGAGCGCCAGAACTCATTCAGGGCACCGCGCGCCGCGCTGTAGCTGGTGGAGAACTGCTTGGAAATGACCTCCGGCGGGATTTCCAGCGCCGCGCCGATCTGCTTGATCATGGCCTCCGTGAACTTGTCGTATCCGTCGTTTGGGTGCTTCGGGTCCGCGAAGGATACGGTTTCGCCGGGGTTCAATCCCACGATAGCGCCGTTGCCCAGCTCCACGCTGCCCTGGTCCTCTGCGTCGATCAGCATATTCTCCGGCAGCATCTCGCCGAACGGTCGATCATCCGTCGCCGTGGCGGGCTGCACGAACACCGTGAACATGGCGGAAATGACCGCCGCGTTGATCTCCGCCTCCGTGTACCGTCCCAACTGCTTAAGCGCTTCCAGCACCGGGGCCAGAACAGGCACACCGCGTAGCTGGCCCGCTCGCTCCCGTGTGATCACATGGACGATGTTCCGCCGTCCGGTCAGCTCGCCGCGTGCCTCCACGCGCGTCCATTCCAGGCCGCTGCCCAGCATGGATGTGTCGGAAAGTGGATGCCGGTTGCACACCCAGTAGGCCACTACGCGGCCCTCCGCATTAGTCTCCACGCCCTGTACGATGTTGTGGACCTCATAGCCTCGCACCGTGCACGGAGCCAGCCGGTCGTAGCCGTCCGGGCTGCAAATACGGTCCGCCTCCATCACGCGCACACGCAGGCCGTAGGGCTGGCCGACCTGCTCGCACATAGGCAACGCCGCGAATGCGTCGCCATTCATCAGGTAGCCCAGGTAGGCGAGCTGTTGCAGCTTGTAGAAATTGCCCAGCCCGTCCATGTCGCACTCCGGTGTGTCCGCCCACAAGGAGAACTCCCGGATGATCTTCTCCTGCAGCTCCTCCGTCTGCTCCGCCGACAGGCCCAAAAATGCGCCGTCGATCTGCGGCGCAGGCATCAGGCCGCCCGCCACCACGTTCGTGCGCAGCGTTTTCAGGGCCGAGGCCGCCACCGGCACGCCCATGTAGGCGTCGCGGCTCCTCTGGCGCAGCACGTCGATGTTGTCCTCGATGTCCTCCTTGGAGCTGCCGCCGTGGTATTCCCATCCGCGCATACTCTTTTTTGTCAGGTTCGCGCCGTAG